AGACCCCAACTAAAGGCAAGGTGTATGTAATTGCGCTTGATCCTAGCATTGGGACGGGTGGTGACCCTGCTGCCATTCAAATATTTGAAGCGAATACAACTACTCAAGTTGGTGAGTGGAAGCACAATAAGACTGACATTCCAGCACAAATCAGGTTGTTGGCGCAGATCAGCAAGTACATAGTAGAATGTACTGGTGAACCCAATAACATCTACTACTCTGTTGAAAACAATAGCATTGGTGAAGCCTCGTTGGTGTCACTGAATGAATACGGCGAATCTAATATCCCCGGCGTGTTTATCAGTGAACCTGGTAAGCAACGCAAAGGCTTTAACACCAGCAATAAATCTAAGTTAGCAGCGTGTGCCAAGTTCAAAACTCTGCTGGAGAGTAAAAAACTCACTGTCAATAGCTTTGGCCTTATCTCTGAATTGAAGTCGTTCGTGGCTCACGGTGGGAGTTATGCTGCTAAACAAGGTGATACTGACGATTTAGTCATGTCTACGCTGTTAGCAGTCAGAATTATTCAACAATTAGGTGATCACTATACAGGTATTGAATCGCAGATTCGTGATTATGATGAAACTTATATTGCTCCGTTTCCTTTCTTTGCTGTATTGCGCGGTGGATAAGATAAATACTTAAATAGAAAAAGTCATTCAAATGCCAAAAAATCAAGAAACCCTTAATCGTAAATTATACAACACATTGCTTCGATATGAACCAGATACTCTGGATTCTGATGGCAAAATAACACCTGTACCAGAAGATGCTGAAGTATTTCAGTTCAAATTCCCTAGTCAAGAAGATGCTTCTGCGGGAAATGAAGGCGGAACTGTTGCTGTATCCATTGAAGGTTCTAGCAAACTAGTAATTTACTTTGATGACTCAGTGACCGAAGTACCAGGTTGGTCACAACTATTAATAAGTTTGAAGAATTGGGCACAAGGTAAACAGCTTGGCTTTCAACCAAAGAACAGAAACCATCTAAACCCAGATATGGCTAAAAGGAAATATATGACAAACAAAGAAAAAGTAGCAGAAGGCTATTATGCCACTGGTAAGAAATCAAGCTACAGCGATGCTGTTCCTGCGGTAAAGATCATTCTTCAACACAATCGCCAACTTGAAGAAGGCGAAGCGCGTTATCGTTCAATTGCGAAAATCTTTGTTGAAAATGCTGATGGAGAGCGTTTCTTGTTACCAACAAACAAGCCAGGTATTGCTCGTGTATTCGCACGCCACATTGCTGAAGGCGGTACTCCGTATGATGACGCAGGTAAGCACATCAATTCGTTAGTAGAAGAATATACAAAGATGGCTGGATTCGTTCGTGCCACTCGTAACAATCAGTTTAATGAATCCACTCAATCATTAGTAAATGAAGGCATTCAGCACTATCAATCATTGCGTGAAACTCTTCATAAAATGTCCGGTCGTAAAGGATATCAGTCATATTTTGAAAGCTGGAGTCCTACTCTAACTGAAGATGCTGACGATACAACCGATCTAAGCGAAATGTTTTCAAGCAACTCATTAGATCCTCGTATTGAAAGCGTTATGCCTATTCTGCGTAAGTTGAACAAGAGTATCAGCGAAATGACAGAGACAACTGAATTATCAAACTGGGCCGATGACCTTGTTGCTGAATCAATGGGTGATGATTTAGAAGAAGATGTGACGGAAGGTTCTGATCCAACTACAGATAGCGCACGAGATGCACGCGGTGATCACCGTGGTGGAGTAAAGAAAAACAAAGACGGCTCATATGTCGCAACTAATGCGTCAGGGTCTCGCAAAATTTTTAAAAGTGAAAAAGCTGCCAAGGCACACGCCAACTCAGGTCAGCAAGGTGTAGCGGAAGGCGACAGCCAAGAACCCAAAGGTCGTGTGAAATCTGATGGCACAAGAAGCCACAGCACATATGGTTCGAGAGATAACTATGAACTTGGTGGTCCAGAATCAACCGTTACTCCAGTTAAATCTAAAGATGTTAAAAAAGATGTATTGAATATTTTAAATCAGCAGTTAAAGAAGAAAGGTGTGGCGGAAGCAGGCCTGAAATTCAACGGTGGGTTCCCGGATGTAGATCATATGCGTGGTTCAGTTATGCGTGGTGGCGAAGGCAAGAGTAAAGTATGCCCTCATTGTAACGGCAATCGTTATGTATGGACAAATTCAGAACAGGGCAAGACACCAAATCACCCATGGATTAATCCTAATACTGCTACACTAAAGTCTAAACAAATTCCTTGCCCAACATGTGATGGTGGTAAAAAGAAAGTGGCGGAAGCTGAAAAGAATCCTCATACAAGCGCACTGGGCAAAGCATTGTATCGCGACCTAAGCAAAGAGAAGAAGGCAAGTCCTGAACAAGTAGAAAAGAACAAAGCAAACTGGGCAAAGAACCCGCACAACCCTGCTAATAAAGAGCAAGGCGTAGCGGAAAACGGACACTCACCGAACTATGTAGATCGCTATAAGAAAGAATTAGAGCGCAAGACTGATAAACAGTTTCACCCAGATTATAACCGTGATATGTCAGATCAAGATTTTCAAGCAAAACTAATACAACGTGGTAAAGAGCGTGATGCACGAGAGCAAGATGTGGCGGAAGACCTAGACGCAAATCAAAAGCGTGTTGGTCAACTTGGGCCACAAGAGAAAGCTGAAACAATTAGCCCGGTACTAGGTAGCAATCCAAAGCAACATCCTTTCAAAGGTAAGTTAGTTGGTGCGGATGAAAGCATTGAAGAAGCAACTGACTTGCTAAGCATTCCTGAATGTGATAAAGAAGAAGATCCGCTTGATCGTATCAGAGCAATTATGAATCATCGTAGATAATATGGCTAATTATTCTACCCTGGCGTACAAAGCATATCACTGGCTTGCTGACATTCCAAGTAAAATATCTTGGAGCAAAAAGCACGCCTTTACTGAAGTTGATAAAGAACAATTGGCTGAGCTACTTGCCAATGGTTACTATGTAATCTTAACAGGTAATCGTAGCCATCTAAGCAGCGTGTTAGTGTGTTTCTTATCTTGGGTAAAAACAGGAGTATGGGCACAGTACAGTCATGCTCTGATGAATTGTGATAATATTACTGATCCGAATGATCGTAGTAGCTTTAAGTTTGTTGAGGCAACTTCAGTGGGAGTACATCATTCTACATTTGATGAAATTACTGAATGTGATACTCTATGTGTTCTTACACCAAAGAATATATCCAATGTAGAATGGACAGCAATTATTGACGCACTGGTCAAACAAGAAGGTACACCTTACGATGACTTGTTTGATTTGTCTGACACCACTCACATAAGTTGTGTGGAATCGGTCCTTGATGCGTTGAAGGCTGCTGATTATGCTGATGATTTTGCTAATCTGGCAGCTATGATAGCTGATACGGGAAATCTAGTTCCGCAGATGTACCGAAACTGTACTGACTTTACAGTAACTTTTGAAAAGTAAACGGGCAACAAAAAATTATTTAATTTGCCAGATGGACTAAATACAGTTGATCATTCGAGTTTGTTATGTTATAATAGACTCAATGATTAGTTATCTCATTCCGAGATAGCGACATTAAACGAAGACCAACTTAAATTTAGGAAACTATCATGGCAACATCTCTCGCAGACATCCGCGCTCGTATCGCAGCGCAAGAAAACAAATCAGCACCAAAAGCATCAGCAGGTGACAACGCAATTTATCCGCATTGGAACATGGAAGAAGGCACCATTGCCGGACTTCGCTTTCTCCCAGACGCAAACACAAGCAACCCTTATTTCTGGGTTGAGCGTAATATCATCAAACTTCCATTCAACGGAGTCAAAGGTGACTCAAACAGCAAACGACTTGAAGTACAAGTTCCTTGTGTGGAAATGTACGGACCAGAATATGTTTGTCCTATTCTAGCAGAAGTGCGTCCTTGGTACAAGGATGAGTCATTGAAAGAAATGGCTAACAAATACTGGAAAAAGCGTTCGTATTTGTTCCAAGGCTTTGTTCGTGCTAATCCAATTGGTGAAGACAAAGCACCAGCAAATCCTATTCGTCGCTTTATCATCAGTCCACAAATCTTTACAATCATCAAGTCTAGCTTGATGGATCCTGAAATGGAAGAATTGCCAACTGACTACCTTAAAGGTCTTGATTTGAACATCAAGAAATCTTCTAAAGGTGGATACGCCGATTACTCTACTTCAACTTGGGCCCGCAAAGAATCCGCATTGACTGAAGCAGAAGCAGCAGCAATTGAAACTCATGGATTGTTTGATCTGGCCAGCTTCTTGCCTAAGAAGCCAGGTGAAGCTGAGTTGCGTATCATCAAGGAAATGTTTGAAGCATCAGTTGATGGTCAACCATATGACTTGGAACGTTGGGGTGCTTACTATCGTCCATGGGGTCTTGAGGCTCCAGCTGGCGCAGCTAACACTGGTTCACGACCAGCCCCAGCAGCACAGCCTGCTACTATCGCCCGTGCTCCGGCAGCAGCTCCAGTAGCTGAATCAGCCCCACAGGCTCAAGCATGGGAAGACGATGTTAAAGCTGCTGAAGAATCATTCAGCGCCCCAATTGCTGCCCCAGCTAAAGCTGCTGGTAGCGATAAAGCTACTGACATCCTAGCAATGATCCGCGCACGCCAGACAAAATCTGTCTAAAGTAACCAAGGGGACGAAAGTTCCCTTGTCTTACGGAGAAGTAATATGACATTACCTGATGAACGCTATCGGGCCATCAAGCAAGGTAGAAGACTCTTAGAAGAATTGTGTGACCCTGGCAAGACACCTCGTGTTCCTAGCTTAGTCAGAGACCGAGCAAGAGCCGCACTTAGACATTACCCCAATGACGGGGAATTAGAAAATATCGCTGTAAGCTGTCCGGAGTTACTTGACACGCAACCATTCAGTGTGTATAATTTCACTAACAAATAAGAAAGAATATATATGGCAAAACCATTTGACTTATCAAAGTTTCGCAAAGGCGTAACAAAAAGTATTGAAGGTCTCTCTATTGGATTCAACGATCCAACTGACTGGATCAGCACAGGAAACTATGCGCTCAACTATTTAATCAGCGGAAACTTCAATCACGGTGTACCACTTGGTAAAGTAACTGTATTCGCAGGTGAATCAGGTGCCGGCAAGTCTTAC